TCTTGGTTCGACGACCAACACTCTTGACGGTCTTCAGCAGATTGATGTCGATAATGTTCGAGTTGATGGAAACGAGATCAGCACCACGGATACCGACGGTGATCTCTCGCTGAATCCGAATGGCGCCGGAAACGTATCATTCAACTCTTCTCGCATTACGGATCTCAGCGATCCGACGGATCCACAGGATGCCGCAACCAAAGCGTATGTCGATGCTCGAGCCGCTGGACTTGACCCGAAGGAATCGGTACGAGTTGCATCAACTACCAACATCGATATTTCGAGCGGTCTGATTGATGGTGTTTCGGTTGATGGTGTTACCGTTTCGGCAGGCGATCGTGTTCTTCTTAAGGATCAGAACGATGCGACTGAGAACGGTGTCTATGTTGTTGCAACTTCTGGTGCAGCAAGTCGAGCAACTGACTTTGACGAGCCGGAAGAGGTTACATCTGGTGTGTTCTTCTTTGTTGAGGAAGGCAATACAGGTGATAACCGTGGCTTCGTTCTTACGTCAGACGGTGGACAACAGCAAGTTGGCACCGACGATCTAAACTTTGTTCAGTTCTCTGGTGCAGGACAGATTGAAGCCGGCGACGGACTTGGGAAGTCTGGTGATACTCTGTTCGTTAACACCGCAAACGGTATCGAGGTATCGAGCGATAACGTTCAGCTCGCATCTTCTGTTGCCGGTGACGGTCTTACGTTTAGTTCCGGCGTTATTGATATTGGCGGTACAACTGATCGAATCTCAGTATCTGCTGATTCAATCGATATTGCATCTACATACGTTGGTCAGGCGTCGATTACAACACTTGGTACGATCAGTACTGGTACCTGGCAGGGCGACATCATTAGCCCTGAGTACGGCGGTACAGGTGTCGACAACGGTTCGAAGACTATTACACTTGGCGGTAACCTTACTACCTCGGGTGCGAATAATCTTACGCTGACTACGACAGGTGCGACAAACGTCACACTTCCGACGACTGGTACGCTAGCGACTCTGGACGAAACAGAGACGTTCACCAATAAGACGATCAATAACTCCGATATCGGAGTATCGGATCCTGGTACCGCTGCATTCACCGATCTTACTGCATCTGGCGATGTTACCTTTACGAGTGTTGATAACTCATCCTCAGTATCGACCGGTGCGCTCGTCGTTGGTGGTGGTGTAGGAATCGGAAAGCAGCTTTATGTTGGTACTAATATAATTGGTTCCGGTGCTGATACGAGTGATCTTGAAGGATTTAATATCGACGGCGGTACATTTTAACAATTGCCATAAACAACAGAGGTTGAACTGATGGCAATTACAAATAGAATACTCTTAAAAAAATCTTCGGTTGTAGGAAAAGCGCCGCAGGTATCGGATGTCGAGTTCGGCGAGTTAGCTATTAACTTTGCTGATGGTCGTCTTTATTTTAAGAACGCCAACAATGTTGTCGACTTTTTTGAAAGCAATCAATCACTTAACGATAAACTAAAACCGAATCTTCTACCCTTTAGGTCAGCGAATGATGCCGATCTTGGACTAGTGGTATCCACAGGATCCGAAGAATACGATCTAAATCTTGGTAGCGTAAGTGGCGGAAAATCATTTGCCTATAGCTTTGGCGAGGTTACTGAGGCAACGATCGTTAATGATGATGGTATTGATGGTGGAACGTTCTAGTAAAAATATATAAATAAACTTAGATTGATAAACACACGGCGATTTTTATCGCGCTATCGTGTATCATTCTTTTTAGAATAAAGGTATAATGGCTACAACGAATAGAATTCTGTTAAAGAAGTCTTCGGTTATCGGAAAGATACCCGGGTCTTCTTCCCTCGAGTACGGAGAGTTAGCTCTTAACTTTTCCGACGGCCGCCTTTATTTCAAAGACTCTGACAATAACGTTGACTTTTTTGAAAGTGGTCCAACATCTCCTGCAATTTTGCCGTTTGCTGCAAACGAAGGTGATTTTGGAAGTGTATCAAACACTGTTAGTAATTTTAGTTACGAGTTAGGATCACTTACAGAAACGGATAATTTCCTTCAAGATCTTGGAGATGTCACTAAGAGTGATATCGAACTTTTGGAAGAACGTGACGATTCTCTTTCGTTATTTTTGAAAGATAATGACTTTGGAGGAGTTAACGATCCTACTATTGAAAAGTCGTTTTTTCTTACGGCATTAAATAATAATTTGAATCAGTTGGATGAATCATTTGATCTTGGGTTGGTTACACTTAACGGTGCATTCAAACCTGATCGATTTGTTCTCCCTTCATTTACAGTGTCAACTCTTCCAACTGGGCTTGCTGGTGAAATGGCGTTTGTCACTGATGAAGCCAACGGAGCGGTTCCGGCATTTTATGATGGTAATAACTGGAAACGTTTGTCAGATAACCAATTAGTTTCAACTGTTTAAGGAATATAAAAAATGGCGGTTCAGTTAGTATTAAGAAAGGGTACCGATGCAGAAAATGATGCGTTTACGGGAGCCGATGCCGAGGTTACCGTTGATGTTACGAATAAGACTCTACGAGTCCATGACGGAACCACGACCGGTGGTTTTCAGACTGCATCATTAGCCGGCACACAGACACTTACGAATAAGACGCTTTCGTCCCCCGAATTCACGGGTCAGATTACCGGCGATCTTATTCCTTCTGCCGATGTTACGTATGATCTGGGTAGCGCATCCAACCGATGGAACGATCTGTTCTTAAGTGGTAGCACAATCAATCTTGGTGGCGCGACGATCTCTGTTGTTGGTGGGAGCTTTGAGTTCAAGGATTCTGGAGGAAATAATACTTCAGTATCTCTTGCGGCCAACGATACCGATGATCTTTCTGAAGGATCAACTAATCTTTACTATCTTGATTCAAGAGTCGACTCACACTTATCCGGTGGTACTGGTGTATCTTACTCTACTGGTGAGATTTCAATTGGTCAGGACGTCGGTACCACAGATGATGTTACCTTTAATAGCGTAACCGTTGATGGTGATCTTATCGTTAACGGTACTAGCACAACTCTTAACACCACGACTCTTGATGTCGAGGATATTAACATCACGATTGCTAACGGTGCTGCTAACGCTACTGCAGCTAATGGCGCCGGTCTTACGATCGACCTTGGTACAGACGGAACGGCTGACTTTACGTACGATTCTGGAAACGATCGCCTTGCATCAAACAAATCCATTGCGACTGATCTTGTTGGAGATGTTACGGGCACAGTGTCTGATATCTCTAATCATGACACCGACGATCTCTCAGAAGGTACAACGAATCTATACTATACTGATAGCCGTGTAAGAAACGCAGTATCCGCAGGTACCGGACTCGATTACTCGTCTGGAGCCGGTGAATTCTCACTTGCTGATACAGCGGTAACCGCCGGATCGTTTGGCTCCGCCTCTGAGGTTCCCGTCATTACGGTTGATGCTCAGGGTCGAATCACAAGTGCGTCAACAACAAACGTCGCTGGTGTATCAAGTTTTTCATATGATAATGCAACTGGTGATCTTGACATCGGTACAGCCGATGGATCAACTTTCACTGCAACGGTTGCGCTCGGTCCGTTTACGACTGATGATCTATCTGAAGGTACAAATCTTTATTACACAGATGCTCGAGTCGACGCTCATTTGAGTGGCGGATCCGGCATTGACTTCTCGACCGGTACAATCAGTCACTCTGATACGTCAACCGTCAGTGACGTAACTTCTACGTCCAATACATTTGTTGACGCACTTACGTTCGATGACTTTGGCCACGTTACCGCAGTATCCACATCCACAGCAGCACCACCGAACGATGCGACGATTACCGTTTCGGCTGGTACTGGGTTGTCCGGTGGCGGTAACTTTACTACCGATCAGTCTAGCAACGAGACGATCTCTCTTGATGTGGATACCTCGACCATTGCCACACGTTCCTACGTTGATACCGAGGTAGCAAATCTTGTTGATTCATCGCCGGCAACACTAGACACACTCAACGAACTTGCAGCTGCACTCGGTGATGATCCAGACTTTGCTACAACTGTGGCAAATGATATCGGTACCAAAGCAGACAAGACAACTGATATAAACGCTGGAAGCGGTCTTACTGGCGGCGGTGACCTATCGGCAGACCGTACGATTAGTCATGCTGATACATCAACTCAAAGTTCAGTCAATAATTCTGGCAACACGGTTATTCAGGACATTACTCTTGATGGATTCGGTCATATTACTGGTCTTTCATCTAAGACGATTGATCCGCCGACACTCGATACTCTTGGGCTTGACACCGATGATGATGTACGATTCGACTCGCTCGGTATCGGCACAAACGCGACCGGCGTATCCGGTGAGATCGTTGCGACGGGTGACATTACCGCAAACGCTTCCGATGATCGCTTGAAGGATCGCCTTGGAGTTATTCAGAATGCAGTCGGCAAGGTCAACGCACTGTCTGGTTTCTACTTTGAGTTTAACGACACGGCAATCGATCTTGGTCTACAGGAAGGTAAGAGAGTCGGCGTGTCGGCTCAGGAAGTACAGGGTGTTCTTCCGGAAGTCGTTAAGGACTCGCCGGTCGACAGTGAGTATCTTACTGTTCAGTACGAAAAGCTAGTACCACTTCTTATCGAAGCGATTAAGGAGCAGTCATCCACGATCGACGATCTTAAGACTCGTATAAATAATCTTGAAGATCAATCGCATTCTCACTGAGAATCGATAAGGAAATAATAGATGACATCGATTACAACAAGAGAGACGGCCGGTGGTGGTGCAACCGTAAAGGATGCACCACTCACCAACGCTGAGATTGATAATAACTTTATCTCGATTACTACGAGTAAGCTCGAGGCATCGAACAATCTCAGCGATCTGACCGATACGGCTGCGGCTAAGACGAATCTTGATATTGCGTCGATGGGCGAGCAAGAGTCAAATAACGTCTCGATTACGGGTGGATCAATTACGGGGACCGATGTCACTCTTACAAAATCTGTAAGTACGGGTGATGGATTATCCGGCTCTGCATTTAACGGTTCATCCAATGTTACATTTTCAGTCGATGGTACCGTTGCAAGAAACAACACCGATCAGACAATATCGGGAACGATTCAGGTCGACTCACTCGGTGTGAATACACCTGCACCTGCATCAAACGGTGACATTCGAGCCACGGGTGATATCGTATCCAACTTCTCGTCGGATGTTCGTAACAAAGAAAACATTCAGGATATTAAGAACGCGCTGAGTATTGTTGAGACCGTCGGAGGTAAGACCTTTGATTGGAGCGATGAATATATAAATAGAAAAGGCGGGGAAGACTCATACTTTCTTCAAAAGAATGACTTTGGTGTCATTGCTCAGGATGTACAAGAAGCGTTTCCTCTAGCGGTGAGAGAGCGAGAGAACGGTGAGTTGGCTGTTGATTATGTTAAGTTATGCTCTCTGGCGTTTGCAGCAATTAAAGAGCTTAACGAAAAAGTTGATAGTTTAATTACACAACAAAGGAATTCATAGATGGCAACATCACTTACAGCAACGGGTGTTCAGTTTCCGGACAACTCTGTTATCGCAACAAATCCTCTTCCGTCCGGGACCCGGCTTCTCTTTCATAACTCAAGTGCACCGACGGGTTGGACCAAGGACACATCGATCGACGACTCAGCTCTTCGAGTCGTAAGTGGTACTCCTGGATCGGGCGGTTCATCTGGTTTCTCATCAGCTCTCGGATCACCATCAGTTTCTGGTTCTGTATCGCTGAGCGGCGATCCAGGAACGGGTAATCTTTCAACAAGCATCTCTGGTAATGTGAACATTGGATCTACTACACTAAGCACGAGTCAAATACCATCACATGGTCATGACGCCCCTAGAGGCGGAAATGCTCAAGCCGCATCAGACCAGCTTAGATCCAACGATCCAAGGGGAGTCGGCAACCGTTTTAATACTGGCACCACCGGCGGATCTGGATCTCACGGTCACAATGCGGCGCATAACCTATCAGGATCAATTTCTGGCAACCCAAGTAGAGGTGATCTCTCTGCATCATTATCATCTGCTTCGGCATCCATTAATGTAAAATACCAAGACTTTATTATCGCTCAGAAGGACTGATATATAATATGACGATTGAGATCAAGGACAATTGTCCTCTAAATAAGTTTAAGCCGTGTCAAAAGTTTGAGTGCGCGTGGTATACACAGATACGTGGTACCGATCCGAATACAGGCAAAGAAGTTGATAATTACGGATGTGCGATCGCTTGGCTGCCGATGCTCTTAATTGAGAACTCACAACAGAGTCGTCAGACCGGAGCGGCAGTTGAGTCGTTTAGAAACGAGATGGTAGATGCGAACCATACTTCACAGAATCTTATGAGGGCAATGGCACAGGTTCAGTCTAGCGATCAACCCGTTCAAAAATACTTTGACATAAAAACCGGAGACAACGAAGATGAGTGATAGAATCACCATTATTAATAACGATGACGGAACCGTTGATGTAAATCTTAACGGAGAAAATGTAGAGAAAGTTCCTACGACAAATCTTGACTCGTCGATTCATGCCGTTCAGTGGTACGGAGACCACGGTGAAGTTGAGTACAACGATCATAACGAAGAGATCACCGACTTCTCTCAGTTTGATGCGGTTATGAACGATCGTCAGACCGAGATTGATCGTCGAGATGAAGAGGCAGTACAAGAAGCTCTAGATAATGAGCCTTCTGAAGAAGAGAAGGATCGATCTGATAGAGATGTTCTCCTTACATCAACCGACTGGATTGTTATTAAATATCTTGATATAGGTGATCCTGTTCCGCAAGAGTGGGCAGACTATCGTCAAGCACTTCGCGATATTACGGAACAAGACGGATTCCCGGGCAATGTTGTTTGGCCCGAAGAACCAACGACAACTCCATAGATCTTAGTCTATATTATGATTACATTCTATATCGATGAATCGTTTATGGGCGCGTTTCCTAAACCAGTAAAGTCTGGGAAGTGCATACCTGAGTATTATAAAAAACTGAACGTTGAATCGAGCAGCGATCCACGGAGCGGCACAGCTAAGCGCTGTGTCCCTTTTATGGAAGCAATTACTGCAGGTTACACAATTCCGTTGTGGTCCGATCTCTTTGTTGTTGCTGAAAATGGAGAAATTGAGCTTACTTTCCCAGATAACTTCCCTATGACCGAAGGTTTAGGCCAGCACCCGTATCATCAACTCGACGACCATCCGGCGAGTCATTTGTCGTATGGCAAGGATCTTTTAAAGTTTATCAATCCTTGGATCATAGAGACACCACCGGGTGTCTCGTGTCTTTTTACAACACCGATGAACCACTTTGAGACGCGATTTAAGCTTGTTGATGGTATAGTCGACACTGATACATACTATACTCAGATTAACTTTCCCTTTATTTGGACCGGCGGAGATGGCGAGTTCTTTCTAGAAAAGGGTACACCTCTTGTGCAGGTATTTCCTTTTGTGAGGTATGACTTTAATAAGTATCAGATCAAAAAAATTGATCATACACGAGAAAGAAAAACAGGAAATATACTTGGGACTGTTCTAAAACACGGATATCGAAAATATTTTTGGCATAAGCGCAAGAAATAATTATACATACCTCTCCTGCTACTGTTTACAATTGTTGCTCAACCTGATATAATGGCTTTAGTATGTTAATATTTTCAAGATCAAAAAAACTTACCGTAGATTTTATAACATATGACTATAAAGCGTATGAATACTTTCCTATAGATAAGTCAAATAAGTTCATTCCTCAGTGGTGGAAGGATATACCACAAGAATACGAAAACAATATTTTTAAGACAAAAGCAAATCGACGTAATACACTTAAGCGATGTCCAGGGTTCATGGATGTTTTTCGGTACAGCTATACTATGCCTCTATGGACGAGCTGTGAGATTATTGTAGATGATCGAGTAAACGAACATGGATACTCGACTGTGTGCGCAGATGGGTCTGGTATCTCATCCCATGATCCAAGCCAAGGAGGAAAGTTCTTAACCTCCAATTCTCTTATTCATTTTAAGTTTCATAGCCCATGGTACGGGTACTCAACCAAAAAGAGAGACCTACTATGGAACTGGTCACCTGCAATGTGGAATAATCCAGATTTATTAAACAGGCTTATGTTACCTACAGCCTTTCGTAACTTTAGAGGTGGAACGAGTACAAATATTCACACCTTTATGAACTCAGACGTGCGCGATGTACTGTATCTTGAGGCGGGGGTTCCTATGATAAATATGACTCCTATGACAGATAAAAAGGTCGACATCAAATGCCACTATGATCCAGAGTGGTTTGATAAAGTGAGTTCATGTTCGGCCGTCAATTTTTCAATTAATAGTTCTTATTATACACGAAAAAAACACATGTAAGAAAATTATTAACCAAGTACCTGTAATAGATAATACAGTTTTGAGGTAAATCATGATCGACAATTCTTTAAATATTCCAATCTTTCATTCTTCATACTTTGAAAACGATCGCGAGAACTATGTTGACATCTTGAATAAAGAAGTCGACCGTCTTATTGAACTTAATTCTGATTGTTGGGGTAGGCTTGGAACTTCTGACGATACTTGGTCAAGCTCTCCTATTAATAAAGATATTCTTTTTAACAATGAGATCTTTGACGCAGTTTCAAATAGACTGAAAGATACTATCCTTCAGTACGCTATAGGTGTACGTGCCGATACACAGAGACACCAGGTCCATCTAATGGATTCTTCGATCTATGCGTATGGTTCAAATCCTAAGAAAAACTTTGTATCCGACGATTCGCAACACTTTATAGGATATTTATTTCTTAGAGCCAACGGACCTGCTGGTAACTTGATTATTAAAAATCCTGCCTCTCCTAAGAAAACATTTCATCACAACGGCGACAGCCCTCTTCGCGAATACTGTATTAAACAAGTAAAGACCGGTGATTTGGTGATTCTGCCCTCGCATATCGAACATAAGATGGATGACTATAGTGAAGATGATGAACTAAGAACGGTTGAGTTTAGTATTACTGTGGCATAAGATTCATATAATTATAATGGCTTCTTTTGACACCGTAACACAGTTTGAGACATTAGTTGCAAATTACTTTGGTGCAAGATACGGTATTGCCTCAGATTCTTGCACTCATGCAATAGAGCTCTCCCTACGATACGATTTAGTACGTAAGACAACTTGCCCAAAACGTACATATCTTTCTATTCCAATGACATTGATGAAACTAGGAATAGATTGGAACTGGAATACAGAAGACTGGGATTCATATTATTTTCTTTCTGACACTCGAGTTGTTGATGCAGCAGTTCTATGGAAAAGAAACTCATATATTCCAGGCTCTCTTATGTGTCTGAGCTTTCAGTTTAAGAAACACCTGCCAATCGGTCGCGGTGGAATGATTCTTACCGATAGCCGAGATGATTACCTAAAGTTAAAAACAATGAGTTATGATGGTCGAGATCTTAATACCCCATGGGTCGAACAAAACGTATCGCATATAGGGTATCATTATTATATGACTCCAGAATCAGCAGAGCTTGGTATAAAAAGATTCTATCAAGTAAAGGATTGCGATCCAAAAGACTGGTCGTATTCAGATTATCCAGATCTTTCAAGAATGAAGGTTTTTAATGATGGATCTTAATAATAAGTTATCTGGCTTCCCTCATGTTTACTACTTTAATATGGACGAGGAAGTTGAGCGCCGAAAATATATGGAGGAGCAATTTAAATATTATGGAATAGATTACACACGTATTTCAGGTAATAGATTTAATGCCAGTAAAGTTAATGAATGGACTGATTATTTACAAGATAGATCTTTAGTTATTGAAAACGATCAAGGTATGTCGCCTCGTGTGTTGGCAAACTTTGTAAGTCATATGGTTTTTCTTAAGGAATGGTACAAGAGATCAAATGAAGACTATATAATTTTAATGGAAGACGACTATGATCTGAGTCTTATAGACTATTGGCACTTCGATTGGAATTACTTAATGTCAAGATTACCATTTGACTGGGATACTGTTCAATTGGGTTACGAACACTTTGAGCGTGTGCAGTTTTTCCTTAGTCACAAAGACTATCAATCATTTAACTTTGGACCTACTCTGATCAATAGAAAACACGTAGCAAAAATATTAGACTTATATTTTTGTGGTGATAAAATAATGTCCTTAGGATTTCCGTGTTACGGTATCGAAGATAATACGCTCTCTGTCGACATGTCCATAAACCATGTAGGTAAAAACTACACTCTTCCTTTAATTACTACGAACACAGCTTTCTTTCAGCAAGATAATGCATACCACATATATAAAAGACACCAAACAAATAGATACATATATCATTACTGGTGGAAGAATAAAAGAGATGTTTTTTCCCTAAATGATTTTTTTACTATGAATAAATCAAATGATACTGATATGACGGAGTACCTTTATAACTACGAATCAAGGGCGCTTTCATTTTAATCTAAAAATTATGCTGAATAAAATGAAAAACAAACTAAAGACTAGAGGTATGCCAAAGGTATATTACTTTAATCTTGATAGTGATCACGTTCGAAGAGATTTTATGGAGTGCCAGTTTAAAAAATATCGTATAACATTTGAAAGAATATCACAGAGTTGTTACACGGAAAAGAATTTTTATGAATGGGCAGGAAAACTTGAGGAATACGACCAGCTAAGCCACTACATAAATCCAGATAGATGTTTTATGTATGCTGCGAATTTTCTTAATCATATTGAATTTATGAAAAGGTGGCTTAATAATACAGATGAAAAATATTTATTAATAATGGAAGACGACTATGATCTGAGTCTTATAGACTATTGGCACTTCGATTGGAAGTATTTTATGGATAATCTTCCAGCAGATTGGGAGGCAGTTAAACTCAATAATGATTCGGACCGTATGATAAGATTTTTCTTACACCCTAACAAAGATTTCACATTTGGGGCCATGTTATTTAAAAGATCTATGGTTAAAAAAATAGTAAATATGTATCTTAACAAAAGAGGGCAAATAATTTATTATAAAAAAAGGTTGTTAAATATATACGGAATACCTTTGATTGATTATTATAATGTTGATGTAACATTGGGTTCATTAAACTGTATATATACTTTGCCTTTATTTACTACAGAAGCTTCCCTGTGTATAGATGACGGCGGTAATTCTTCAAAAGATGCATTTGAACCCATACAAAAAACATGTCATCAATGGTGGAGAAACGAACGAGACCTTTTTACACTCGATGATTTTTTTATACATGATAAGCCATATGATCATTTAATGACTCTACAAGTTAACCCGTCACAGATAGTATAAATTATGTTATCAATTAATGAGTGGGATTCTTTAAAATCAGTAATCGTTGGCGATGCAACAAATGCAAAAGTTCCTCGTGTTGATAAAAGCCTTAGAACCGTAAATTACGCAGATGTAGAAGACGCTGCAACAATAAAGTCTGGAAAGTACCCTGATAAGGTAATTGATGAGGCTAACTTTGACTTAGAGGTCTTTAGTAATTTTTTAATCCAACAGGGTATAGAAGTTCTAAGGCCAAAAGAAGGAGTAAACCCAGGGTACTATAATTACTGTCCTCGCGATGGAGTGCTGGTGTATAATGATATCATACTTTCGACACCACAGCCCTTAAGATCTAGGCGCGGAGAGGAGCAGTACATCGAGCACCATTTTAATAATCTCGATACAACATATATCAAGTCATATCCTAAGTTATCCGATGAGTTGTATAATGAGGCATGTATCGCCGATCCTGATACGCTTGCTCTTAATGAAATCGAGCCTTGCTTTGACGCTGCAAATATCCTTAGGGCAAACGATGATCTATTTTATCTTGTAAGTAACTCTGGCAATAGGAGGGGTGCCGAGTATCTCCAAGAGTTGATTGGTATAGATAAAAAGGTATGGACGATCGAGGGAGTGTACAGTTATATGCATTTGGATAGCACAATTGCGCTTCTTAGAGAAGGCCTAATGCTTCTCAACCCAGATAGAATCAAGTCGAAAGATCAACTTCCAAAACCTCTACAATCTTGGGATGCGATCTGGTGCCCTGAACCTACCGATATCGGTCACTATCCAGGATATAACAACGCGAGCAAGTGGGTGAGTATGAATCTGTTCTCTCTTTCTCCAGATCTAGTTGTTCTTGAAGAGAGACAGGATGCACTAAGAAAAGAACTAGAAAAATACGGAATCGATTGCGTTATGTTGCCTATGCGTCATGCACGTACACTAGGAGGATGCTTTCACTGTGTTACACTTGATTTGATCAGAGAGTGATTTACAATATAAGTCAAATTGTGGTATAATATATATTGTCAGTTTGTTAATAAGTAGGAATTCGCTATGAGTACAATTGGCTTTATTGGATTAGGAAAGCTTGGGCTTCCTTGTGCAGAAGAGTTTGGTCGAGCTGGTCATACTGTAAATGGGTATGATATTACAGATGTCAGTTCTGATATAGTTAACGTAAAGTCCTCTATTCAAGAATGTGTAAAGGACTGTGATGTTGTATTCATTGCAGTACCCACACCTCATGATGAAAGATATGATGGTTCGGTCCCGATCACAAACCTTGAACCCAAGGACTTTGATTACTCAATAGTCAAGGACACCATCACTAAAGCTGATCGGTATATGAATAAGAATCAACTCTTGGTTCTGATCTCCACAGTATTGCCAGGTACCACACGACGAGAGTTCGTTCCGCTGATCAATAACACTCGGTTCGCGTATAATCCATATCTTATTGCAATGGGATCTGTTGCGTGGGATATGGTAAACCCCGAAATGATTATGATCGGAACCGAGGACGGTAGTCTTACTGGCGATGCGAAGGAACTTATTGATCTATATGAGACAGTGATTCATAACGAACCACGTTTTGAGGTTGGCACATGGGACGAGTGTGAGTGCATTAAGATCTTTTACAATACTTGGATCTCAACAAAGATTTCTCTGGTAAATATGATGCAGGACGTTGCAAATGGTCTAGGTCATATTGACGTCGATGTGGTGACCGGTGCATTATCAAAATCAAATCTTCGAATTACGGGCCATCAATACATGACCGCTGGTATGGGTGATGGTGGAGCCTGCCATCCACGAGACAATATTGCTCTTCGTTATCTTGCTCAAGAACTTGATCTTGGTTATGACTTATTTGATTCTATTATGAATTCTCGAGAGGTCCAGGCAAAGAATCTTGCAAAAGAACTGGTAAAACACGCTGAGGAAAACGACTTTCAGATTTATATTCACGGTAAGGCATATAAGCCAAAGGTACCCTACCTAGATGGAAGTTATAGTCTTTTGATCAGCCACTTTTGTAATGAGTTAGGTCATAGTCCGATATACATTGATCCTTATACTGGAGACGATTATCAACCGACTGAACCTGGTGTATTCCTCATGGCTCACTCTGCTGAAGTAACATATAATTATACAACAGGAATGCAAAATCACAAAGACGAGATTTATTGTACCATCCCCGCTAATAGTGTAATAGTCGACCCTTGGCGCAAGATTCAGAGCTCAGCTAGTAAAGTAATTCATTATGGCAACACGCGATAGGAAAGTACTCCTGATAGGTGGCGGAGGATATGTTGGTTCCGCTATAGCAGCAACACTCAAGTCTTTAGGATATGGTGTTCGTATCTTAGACAACTTTATTTATGGTCATCAAGAATTAATATCTCATCTTAGTATCGAAACCGTTGCTGTAGACATGAATGTAACAGATAATGTTTTAAATAACATAGATGACATTACTGACGTTATTATCCTTGGAGGTCTTGTCGGAAATCAAGTCATACAAAAAAATCCTAAGTTGGCGGAACAAACCAACTATGATGGCGTACAAGCAATTATTAATTCATTAGATGGTTATGGGCTTGAAAATGTAATATTTATTTCAACGTGCTCAAACTATGGTATAGTTGATTCTGATAAGTATGCAACCGAAGAATTTGATCTTAATCCTCTGGGAGAGTATGCAAAAGCCAAGGTAGCTGCTGAAAAACTAATGTTGTCTAAAAAGAACATTGTAGACTACACCGGCACCATTCTTAGGTTTGCTACTGCATTTGGGGTAAGCGCTAGAACTAGGTTAGACTTATTAATAAATGAGTTCGTTTATAAGACAGTTTACAATCAAGAGATATCTGTATATGATGAAAATACATGGAGACCTTACTGCCACGTAAATGACTTTGGCATTCTTATTGATAAAGTGCTGACCGCTTCTAAAAAAGATACTTACTTTGAAGTGTTTAATGGCGGCTCAAACATAAATAACTATACTAAAAGAGACATACTGAATAATATCTACGATTGTAATTATAATCTTAAAATTGTACATAACGCAAAAAACACAGATCCTCGAAATTATAAAGTAAGTTTTGAAAAGGCAAAGCAAGTACTAGATTTTGAAACATCATATGATTTATTGTACGGTATTGAAGAACTTATAGATTTTTCAAGAACCAATACTTTTAGTCAGTATTACACAAATAATCATTGTTTAACTTTATGAATATACTAGGTATACATGCCGGTCACGATTCTTCAATATGTCTGATTAAGAATGGGCGTATTGTAAAATACTTTTTAACAGAACGATTAACCGGTATTAAGCACGATAAAAACATACATATAGATATTTTAACAAATATAATTAATCGTTATAGGATAGACGCGATTGCGGCTAACTTAAATGTATATTCTTTAATATGTGATCAGTTTTCTTTAAACAATTTTCCTCCAATTTATAATTATTATAACAAACATCATATTTGTCACGCATCACTTGCGTATTATAATAGTGCATTTCACAACGCCTTAGTGCTTTCTATTGATGGGATGGGTTCCGCAGTTAAGTTATCAGAAGAAGATCCTGCTAAAACACTCGTAGAAGCAGAATCTATTTACTTTTTTAGCAAAAATAAACAAGAACTTCTTTACAAAAATCTTACTCGAAATCTAAATTATAGAGGTTATTTGAATGAATCACCAACCGAAGTTGATCAGTCAATAAATCTTTCTAAGTATGATTTTAAGAATAAGATAGGAATAGGCCAGGTATACGAATTGGCTGCGATTGTGACTGGCAATACTGAATTGGATTGTGGTAAGCCGATGGGTCTTTCATCTTACGGCGAGTACGATCAACAATTTAATGGAATGTATAAAGAAACAAATACTCTAAACAATGGTTTTTTTTGTAGAGCTGATATTATAGATTTTTTGCTCAATCCCGCAAAGGAAATTACTGAGACAAATTATAAAAAATACGCTAATTTTTGTTATGCAGTACAGCATCAAACTCAAGAGGCTGTTGGAGATCTTATAGAAGAGTATATAGAAACTGTACCAACTAATAATGTTTGTTTAAGTGGTGGATATGCAATGAATGTTGTTGCTAACCATTATCTACTTAAGAGATTCCCTAATATTAACTTTTACTTTGAACCTTTGTGTGGTGATAGCGGAAACTCTATAGGTGCAGCTATGGATCTTTATAATAGATTACGTAAGTGGTATCATCCAAAATTATCCCATAACAAAACAACATCATTTCATGGTATTAACTACAGTATTGCAAAAGATGAAGGTATAAAAATAAATACAAAAAATGTTGCAGAACTATTGTACTCAAATCACTCCATTGGAATATATCAAGGTAAAGCAGAAGCTGGACAACGTGCATTAGGAAATCGGTCAATTCTTTTTAATGCATTGAATCCTAATGCAAAAAATATTGTCAATGAAATTAAAAATCGAGAGTGGTATAGACCATTTGCCGCGGTTGTCTTACAAGAAGACGCACACTTATACTTTGACACATCATGTATGACTTCAAGTCCTTTTATGACAGTTGCATTTCCGGTGATTAGTAACTTAATACCAGGAGTTACTCATGTCGACAATACTTGTCGTATACAAACAGTCACAAAAAAAGATGGACACATATATAAGCTTCTTAAACAATTCAAAAAGTTATCAGGCCATGGCATTCTTCTTAATACTAGTATGAATTTGGCGGGAGATCCTCTTTGTGAGACTCCTAAAGATGCTTTTTTTGTTTTAGAGAATTCCTCTTTAGACTTTCTATATTTTCCAGAGATTGGTACAGTATACAATGAAGAACCCGGTTGTTTGATAAAATAGGAATATTTTATGATGTATAAATAGTAGTATCGAATACAGAATAACGGTACTACTGAGATATGATACCCAATTCAAGACAGACTCTGATAAACTACTGCCTTCGCAACCTTGGCGCTCCAGTACTTGAGATTAACGTCGATGAGGATCAAATCGAGGACCGGGTCGACGAGGCTATCCAGTTTTATCGCGAGTATCATTACGATGCAATATATCGAGATTGGTTCAAGCACGAGTTAACTCAGGACGACGTCGACAACGAGTTCATTACGATTCCCGAAGAAGTGATCTCGGTCATTCGAATCCTGCCGTTCACATACGAGAACTCCTCGGTTAATATGTTCGATGCGCGTTATCAGATGGCGCTAAACGACATGTATAACCTCGGATTCTCGGGTAATCTTGCTAACTACGTACACGTTCAAAAGTACATCAATACTGTCGACATGATGATCAACGGTACTCCGCAGGTTGAGTTTTCGCGTCATCAGAATCGTCTGTATCTGAACGTTGATTTTGATCGCTACATTAATGTCGGCGAGTACCTTATCGTTGAGGCGTATCGTATCGTTGATCCAGAAGAAAGCACTAACGTCTATAACGATATGTTTCTTAAGCGGTATCTTACAGCTCTTCTTAAACGGCAGTGGGGTGTTAATCTTAAAAAGTTTGAAGGTATGGAACTGCCGGGTGGTGTGACACTGAACGGTCAGCAGATGTTCGATGAAGCAATGGAAGAAATTCGTCAGATCGAGGAAGAGATGCAACTCAAGTATGAGTATCCCATCGACTTCCACGTAGGCTAGGTCAACACCAATGCCAACGAATGTATTCTTTTCTCCGTCTGTTCGTACTGAGCAGTTTCTATACGAGGATCTTATTATAGAGGGTCTTCGTATGTACGGCCAAGATGTTGTGTACATTCCTCGTGCTGAAGTAAGTACCGATGAGATTCTTAATGAAGAATACTCACGATTCACTGATGCATACGTCGTTGAGATGTATATTGCCAACACCGAAGGGTTTGAGGGCGAAGGCACTCTTCTCTCTAAGTTTGGCCTAGAGATCCGAGACCAGGCTACCTTTATAGTAGCTAAGCGCAGGTTTAGGCAACTCGTTGATATCGATGTTAACAATCTGACAGAAGAAAGACCACGCGAAGGCGACCTAGTATATCTTCCTCTTGCAAACTCATTGTTCGAGATTAGGTTTGTCGAACATGAAAAGCCATTCTATCGGCTGAGCGATCTTCCGATCTATGAGCTGCGGTGTGAGCTGTACGAGTACAGTTCAGAAAAGATTGACACGGGTTATGAAAACGTCGATCAGTTCGAGCGCGAACACGCGTCTAAAACCGTACTCTCAATTAGTGGAGGATCCACCGGATTCGCGCCAGGAACGCAAGTATACCAGACGATCAGTGCCGAAGATTCTGATTCTGAATCGATCGAAGTCATAGCGGAAGTTGCAGATTTTGTTACGACTCAGGAGGCAGACTCCGGACAAGATCGTGAGGGTGATCTGACACTTGTCGGTGTCGAATCGACAGACGGTGAGCTGCGATCATTTGGTCCGGACTTTGGTAATTTGTTCCTTCTGGATGATGACTCCGATACCGGTTGGTCCGTTCTGAAGGAGTACAGCCTTGCCGACATCGGTGATAAGTATATACCCGATGAAACTGACGAGTTTGCAGACAATACACAGTTCGAAATCGACGGGGATCAGATCATTGATTTCTCAGTCACAAATCCGTTCGGTGAACCAGGGAATCTTCCATAATGTTCGGCGATCATTTCTATAACGAACACACACGACGTGCGGTAGCCGTCTTTGGTACACTGTTCAACAATCTGACGGTCGTTAAACGCGACGGTTCGGGTAATGTACTACAACAGATCAAGGTTCCTCTGTCGTACGGCCCACGTCAAAAGTTTCTTGCACGTATTCGTCAGGAAGAGAACCTAAACGATCCGCGTCTGGCAATTAAGCTGCCGCGTATGTCGTTTGAGATCACGAGTCTGGAGTACGACGAGTCAACACGTCTGACACGCGGAACAAAACTGAACATACCTGGAACATCGTTGACATCGAGACAAACGATGTTCTATCCCTCGACCTATCGTCTGTCGTTTCAGCTCTCCATCATGGCTAAGCATACCGATGATGCACTGCAGATACTCGAGCAAATCTTACCGTTCTTTCAGCCTGAGTACTCTGTTACGGTCAATGAGGTTGAGAATAACTTTAAGTCAGACATGCCGTTCGTTCTGACAAGTGTCGATCTGAACGACGACTACGAGGGTGATTACGACTCTCGAAGATCGCTGATCTATACACTCTCGTTTGACACGCGTATTAAATACTACGGTCCGTTGGAGGATTCCTCTGGTGAGATTATTCGAGAGACGAGAACTAACGTCTCTGATGTTGATATGACGTCAAGCGGAGAACCGTTCTCGACACAGAACTTAACGATTACACCGACGAATGCAAACGAGAACGATAACTTTACGATCGACGTTTCGTTTGATACACGAGTACCTGAACGATTCGAGCTTTTCTTTGACAGTCTATCAGGTGGTCCTTTTGCGGAGTCGGAGTCAGTAACTGGAACCACATCAGGAGCAACGGCCGTACTGCTCGAAGAAAATTCCGATTCTATACTCGTTGGTGTTCCGGATGATGTGTTTGAGACTGGCGAGACGGTCACCGGTTCGACGTCCGGCGCCAGCTTTACGATTACCGATCTTAATTCGATATGGAACACAATATCATGAGTAACGAAGAGAATGAAGTACAAGACGACTACGACTACGCTCGCGCTCGGTACTACAATCTTACCGAAAAGGGTGATGAAGCGATCGATCTGATGCTTGATCTTGCTCGAGAATCCGAGCATCCACGCGCGTTCGAAGTTCTCTCCAATATGCTAAAGCAGAACGCCGAGATCGCGGATCGACTCATGGAGCTGCAGAAGAAAAAGAAGGAAGTGCGTCTAACCGACAATCCTCAACAGCTTCCGAACTCAATGACTCAAAATAATGTGTACGTCGGTTCAACTACCGAGCTTCAGCGTATGCTGCATGATCGAATCAATGAAAAAACGACTATAGACCAACCGACCGACGATAGCGACGACGAAGACGGCGAGGACTAGTATGTCTGAGCAGAGGCTTCAGAATCATTCCAACCTATCGTACCTAGGTAATGCAAACGTTAAGCGTGATGGGGTTGAGCAGGAGTGGACTCGTGATGAGATCAACGAGTACGCCAAGTGCTTGAAGGATCCGGTGTACTTTGCCGAGAACTATATCAAGGTCATCTCACTCGACGGCGGCCTCGTTCCCTTTGATCTGTATCCCTACCAGCGAGAAATGTTCTCACACTTTAACGAGAATCGATTTTCTATCGTTCTTGCCTGTCGTCAGTCCGGCAAGTCGATATCATCGGTGGTGTATCTTCTCTGGTATGCGATCTTTCATCCTGAGAAAACAATCGCTATTCTTGCGAACAAGGGTGCAACCGCCAAAGAAATGCTCGCACGTGTCACACTGGCGTTAGAGAACTTGCCGTTCTTTCTTCAGCCTGGATGCAAGTCGCTGAACAAGTTATCAATCGAGTTCTCAAACAACTCTCGAATCATTGCTGCGTCGACATCCTCGTCTTCCATTCGTGGTATGTCGGTCAACCTTCTCTTTCTCGATGAGTTCGCGCTCATTCAGAACGATGCGGAGTTCTATACATCAACTTATCCAGTTATCTCGTCGGGTAAGAGCACGAAGATCATCATTACCTCAACGGCAAAAGGTGTCGGTAACGTCTTTCATAAACTCTGGGAGGGCGCAGTACAGGGTACGAATAACTTTAAGCCTTTTCGCATCGACTGGTGGGACGTACCCGGTCGTGACGAGGAGTGGAAACGAGAGACCATTGCCAACAGCTCTGAGATAGAGTTTAATCAGGAGTACGGAAACGACTTCCTGGGTTCGGGCAACACGCTGATCTCTGGCGATAAGCTACTAAAGTTAAAGACAGAGAATCCGATATATCAGCAGGACAACGTTCGTGTGTACGAGCGACCGAATCCTGATTCAGAGTACATGATGTTTGTCGATGTGGCCAAGGGTCGCGGAAAGGACTACTCGACGTTTAATATCATTGACATTTCATCCAGACCGTTTCGGCAAGTCGCTGTATTCCAGGACAATCTGATCTCACCACTATTGTTTCCTGATGTCATCTACAAATATGCAAAAACATATAACGAGGCGTACGTCGTCATTGAGAATAACGACCAGGGTGCGGTCGTGTGTAACGGACTCTATTACGAGCTTGAATACGAGAACGTGTTTGTCGAATCCGCGGTAAAGGCAAACGCGATTGGCGTCTATATGGATCGTAGGGTCAAACGAATCGGCACGTCAACAATGAAGGACCTAATCGAGCAGGACCAACTTATTGTTCGTGACTCGGCTACGATCATTGAGTTGTCGACATTCGTTGCACACGGCTCGTCATTCGCGGCGTCAAACGGTAACCACGACGATCTGGTCATGAACTTAGTTCTCTTTGGCTGGTTCTCAACGACAAATATGTTTGCCGAACAGTATGATGTTGATGTGAAAAAGATGTTGTACGAGGAACAAATGAAGATGATCGAGGACGATATGGTTCCGTTCGGAGAGATGGACGACGGCCTCGATCATAACACTGAGATCATTGACGGCGAGGTATGGACCACGAGTGATGACCCTAGTTTCGGTACATTTTTTTGAGAAATCCCGTTATTTATAAATACTATTAATGAAAACAACCGTATTATGATCAACTTATAAGTTTCAATGATAAAGAGGAATAGCACATGGCTTTTCAGGTCTCTCCAGGCGTAGAAGTCAAAGAGATCGATCTTACCAATGTCGTTCCGGCAGTTTCGACTTCCATCGGTGCGATCGCAGGCGCTTTTGCCTGGGGCCCCGTTGAAGAGATCGTTCAGGTCGGTTCAGAACAGCAGTTGGTGAATCGCTTCTTTGAGCCGAACGATACAACTTTCAAATACTTCATGCCGGCCGCTCAGTTCTTGCAGTACGCAAACGATCTGCGAGTAGTGCGTACGGCTAACGACGGACAACTTAATGCAAACGTTGGTGGATCAGGAGTTCTAGTAAAAAACGAAGGCGACTTTGAGTCGACGTCTCTCACTACCGGCGATGAGTACATTGCTAAGTACCCTGGTGATCTGGGTAACTCCATTGCGGTAGAGCTTATTACAAATAGCACCTCATTCGATCAATCCGACTTTGCGAATGTTTTTGATTTTGCACCAAGCACAACAGACTATGCAGAAGACAAGGGAGTTCAAGACGATGAGCTTCATGTAGTTGTGTATGATAAGGAAGGACTTATCACTGGTACCAAGGGCGATGTTCTTGAAATCTTTTCTGGTCTGTCGCAGGCTGCAGATGCAAAGAAATCAGATGGTACTAGTAACTTCTACATTGATGTAATCAACGATCAGTCACAGTACGTTTGGGCGGGTCCTGCAGATACGGCACTTTTGCCGGAATCTGGTGTAAGAACTACCAACACGGATGATCTTGTTGAAACCTCTGACGGAGATTTTGAATACACAACATCAGACACCGTTCTTGAGTTTGATCTGTCAGGCGGCAGTGACGGTGATTCTGAGGATCCTTCAGTGGGTGAGTTACAAACAGCCTACGATCTGTTTGGCGACTCAGAGACCGTAGACGTTAACTTTATCATTGGTGTTCCAGCATCCGATACTGATGACACGACGCTCGCCAATGATCTTGTTGCTATTGCAGAGGATCGACGTGATGTTGTAGCATTCGTTTCACCTGCAATCAGTCGTACCGTTAATAATGTCGATGCATCTACCGATGTAATCGAATGGGCAGATGAAATTACATCAAGCTCATACGCTGTGTTTGATTCAACTGCTCTTTATGTATACGATAAGTATAACGATGTGTTCCGTTGGATCAATGCTGCTGGCGACATCGCTGGTCTTTGTGCCTTTACCGATAATGTTTCTGATCCTTGGTTTTCACCGGCAGGTTTTAATCGCGGTCAGATTCGCGGAATCACTAAGATTGCATTTAATCCACGTAAGAATGAGCGTGACTCATTGTACAAGGCTCGTGTCAATCCAATCGTTTCGTTCCCTGGTGAGGGGACGGTTCTTTTCGGTGACAAGACTGCACTGGCTCGTCCCTCTGCATTCGATCGCATCAACGTTCGTCGTCTGTTCATCGCTCTTGAGAAGGCAATTTCGACTGCGGCTAAGTTCCAGTTGTTCGAGCTTAACGACGAGTTTACGAGAGCTCAGTTCCGCAATCTGGTCGAGCCTTTCCTGCGTGATGTTCAGGGCCGACGCGGTGTAACGGACTTTGCCGTTATCTGTGACGACACGAACAATACACCGGAAGTCATTGATACAAACCGATTCGTTGCTGACATTTATATTCAGCCGGCTCGTTCCATTAACTTTATCACTCTGAACTTTATCGCCACACGCACTGGTGTTGAGTTCAGTGAGATTGCCGGTCAGTAAGGAGTAAACAGAGATGGCAATTCTTGGAGTAGACGACTTTAAGTCTAAACTGGTTGGAGGCGGTGCACGTTCCAATCTGTTCAAGGCTACGGTCAATTACCCTGGCTATGCTGCCGGGGATGTAGAGCTGACTTCTTTTATGTGTAAGTCGGCTCAGCTTCCCGCCTCTACGATTGAAACCATTACGGTTCCTTTCCGTGGTCGGCAGCTACAGATCGCCGGGGATCGTACCTTTGAGCCCTGGACAATCACAGTGATCAATGATACCGACTTTGCGATTCGTAACGCCTTTGAGCGTTGGATGAATGGTATTAACGGTCATTCCGAAAACACCGGTCTGACAAATCCGACCGACTACAAGGCCGACCTCATTATCGAACAGCTCGATAAGTCTGGTGTTGCCGTTAAGCGTTACGATTTCCGTGGTGCTTTTCCGACATCGGTTGGCGCGATCGACGTTTCGTACGATACGGAAAACGAGATCGAGGAGTTCGAGGTCGAGCTTCAGGTCGATTACTGGGAGTCGGGAACGACTTCTTAATCGGCCGTAATAAATAATTGAGAAGGACTGACGGGGGAGGCTCTCTCCCCCCGATGTCTATTTTTTGTAACTGGAGTAGGGAATGGCTGAAAACGACGGACAAAATAACGGTTTCTCTTTGTTCGGCTTTGAGCTCAAGCGTAAGTCTCAGAGCGAAAAAGAGGACGCGAATAAACTATCGTTCGTTGCTCCGACTGCGGAGGACGGCACCGGCCAGGTAATCAATGCCGGTGGCTACTACGGCTCGTACATCGATATGGACGGTACGGGCACCAAGAACGACACGGATCTGATCTACAAGTATCGGGATCTGGCACAGAACACCGAGTGTGATGCGGCGATCGAAGACATCGTTAACGAGGCGATCGTTTCCGACGACGCGTCCGCTCCCGTTCAGATCAATCTGGACAGCCTTGACGAAGACGACGAAGTCTCCGATAAGATCAAGGACATTATCTACGAGGAGTTCGATAACGTAGTCGAGCTTCTGGACTTTAACTTTCGCGGTCACGACATCTTTCGTCGGTGGTACATCGACGGTAAGATCTACTATCATAAGATCGTCGATCCTAAGAATCCTAAGAAGGGTATTCTTGAGGTTCGTTATATCGATCCGACCAAGATGCGTAAGGTACGCGAGGTCAAGGAGGAGTACGATGAGAAGACTCGCACCAAGATGGTGAAGGGAGTCAATGAGTACTTCGTCTATCAGAATCAGACACTGACGCAGATGTCGCAGGGATTAAAGATCTCGCCGGATGCGGTTACATATGTAACCTCAGGTGTTACGGACTCGGCGCGTCGTCGTGTTCTGTCGTACCTACACAAGGCGCTCAAGCCGGTGAATCAGCTTCGCATGATGGAGGACTCGCTAGTCATCTATCGTCTGTCACGTGCTCCTGAACGTCGAATCTTCTATATCGATGTCGGTAACCTTCCCAAGGGTAAGGCCGAGGAGTACATGCGCAACATCATGTCGAAGTATCGTAACAAGATGGTCTACGATGCGAATACCGGCGAGATGCGCGACGATCGTAAGCACATGTCGATGCTCGAGGACTTCTGGCTGCCACGTAAGGAGGGTGGTCGAGGTACGGAGATCACGACTCTGCCCGGCGGTGAGAACCTTGGACAGATCGACGACATCATCTATTTTCAGAAGCAGCTGTACAAATCCCTGAACGTTCCGACTAATCGACTCGAGGAGGACTCGCCGTTCTCGATGGGTCGTGCGACCGAGATCACTCGCGACGAGCTGAAGTTTCAGAAGTTCATCAATCGTCTGCGTAAAAAGTTCTCTCATCTCTTTATGGACATGCTCAAGACGCAGCTCATTGCAAAGGGTGTGGTCAACGAGAAGGAGTGGAAGTCCATCTCGCAGAAGATTCGTATTGACTTCATGCGGGACAACCACTTTACCGAGCTGAAGCAGGCCGAGTTAATTCAGGATCGCATGAACATTCTGCGAGACGTGCAGGATCACATCGGCCGATTCTACTCCGAGGAATGGGTGCGTAAGAACATCCTGCAGCAGACCGAGGAAGATATCGAGCAGATGGACAAGCAGATCAAGGACGAGATCTCTGCCGGTAAGTATAAGGATCCGTCTAAAGAAGACGATATGTTCTAAAAACGGCTTAATGTATAAATAGTAAACAAATATATTAGAAGGTTACTCAAATGAACGAAAATGTAAATAAGTTTATCGACTCGGTTCAGAAACAGGACTATACGACAGCCAAGGACGAGTTCCAGGCAGCCATGGCCGAAAAGATCAATTCGGCTTTTGAGAACAAGAAGATCGAACTCGCGTCACAGATGGCCGGGAATTCTGTTGTTGAGGAAGAGGCCACGGAGCAGCTCGACGAAAAGAAGTCCCGTCAGATGGTCGATCCAGACAAAGAGACAATGGTCGTAAAGGACGGTAAAGTCGAGGTAATCGATAAGAAGGATCTCGACAAGTACATGAAGAAGGGCTATGGTCTCGCCGAGGATTCGGACAATGCGTAACTTCAAGGACTTTCGTACACATATCAGTGAGTCAGCCTCGTCTATCAATGAAAAGACCGTTGAAAAGATGCAGGTCGGCTCTGGACGTAAGAAGTATCCGGCAGAGATCAAGAAGGAAGGGTCGAAGTACGTTGCATACGTCGACGGTGACAAGCTGGATGAGTTCAAGTCCGAAAAGGATGCTAAGAAGGGCATCGAGGACTTTGTTGAGCTGATGGATCTGTAATCACCATGGCTTCATATAGACCAATATCAGAAGAGATCGCTGCACCGACCACATCGGGTGCCGCGTCCACGGTGTCCTCGGCGAGTCGAGTGCGCGTGACGAATACGACGTCATCGTCGCAACTGCTTACGATTCTAAACGACAACGATGATGTTATCGGATCGATGACACTAGTACCATCGGAAGTATTCACGTTGAATAAGCGTGATGATGACAAGGTCTTTGCGGCCAACGCCGGTGTAAGACTCGTCAGTATCACGTTCCCCGTACTCTAATAAAGGAAACGAGAGATGAAGGAAAAGAGCGATTTTCAGGTTGTTAAGGATATCTACCTCGAGCAGGTAAAAAATCAAGAGGTGCAGCAGGTCGATGAGGTTCGTACCATGTCTGCTAGGGATCTTGGCAAGAAGATCGATTCACTCGAGGACGTGCATCAGGACATTCGTATGTCGATGGTTGATACTATTAGCGATGTGAATACGAGAAAGAAGCTCGAGAATAAGCTACAGAAGTCGTACGATCAGTACTTCAAGGTTCTGGCAGAAATCGAAAGAATGCTGAAGTAACAGAGAACTAAGATATGAAACTGATTACCGAGCATACCGACGAACTTCGATACCTTACCGAGGAAAAGAACGGTGAGAAGAAGTACATGATCGAGGGTGTATTTATGCAGGCCGAGGCTCAGAATCGCAACGGTCGTGTATATCCTAAGAAGACTCTTGAGTCGGCCACCAAGAAGTATCAGACCGAGCAGGTCTCAAAGGGTCGTGCGGTCGGTGAGCTCGGTCATCCGGATTCTCCAACGATCAACCTCGATCGCGTATCGCACAAGATCGTCGACCTCAACTGGGACGGCAATAACGTCATGGGTAAGGCTGAGATCCTTGAGACACCGATGGGTAAGATCGTTCGCGGTCTGATGGACGGTGAGGTTCAGCTCGGTGTATCGACTCGCGGCATGGGATCGCTCAAGCAGTCCGGCGGTAAGACCATCGTCTCCGAGGACTTCATTCTCTCGACCGTCGACATCGTTCAGGATCCCTCGGCTCCTGACGCGTTCGTCAACGGAATCATGGAGGGAGTGGAGTACTTCGTCGAGAACGGAGTCATTCGAGCACAGGACGTTGACGGATATCGCAAGACACTGAATACCGTATCCCAGGATCGTCTCGCCGAGGCGCAGATGAAGATCCTCAAAGACGTGCTGAACAAGTTCTAAGGTATACCAATGAATGACATTAACGAGATCAAAGCAATCACCGAAGCTTATCTCGGTATGCTCGATGAAAGAGTAAGTAAACGAGATATTGAACAAGCAAGGCAGAAGGCAGCCGAAGAAGTAAACGAAATGATTGAGTATCTCGTGGCTAGCTACCTGCGCGATCACAGGGAGGTGGCCGCAGATTTTTTTCCGGATGAGGATCCTCGTGCCGGCCAGGCCGCGGCAAAAAAGTTATCAAAACAGTTTCTAGATCAGCTTCGTGCGTACGTGCAGGACGTCGCTAAGAATCCTAACAAGTATAGCCGGAGATAGTTCATGGCTTTTCAACCTTCTGATAAACAGATTAAAGATTTTGTCAACGCTATGCTCGAGGATGTTCTCGAAGAAGTGCAGGGCGATAGAGGTGTTGATATCGACAACGCATTCTATGATGCCTTTGGTGTTGGTGATATTGAGACAGATCTGGATGGAAACGTCTCCACTCGAACCAAGAAAAACCAAAAAATGGCTAAGAAAGCCGACGATGCAAACAAAGAGATTGCTCTGATCAGTAATGCGTATCAGAATCTTCTTAAAGGTATGATGAAGAATCCGGACAAATACTTTAACTTTAAGTTTTAACAGAAAAGAAACATTACTGTTTAGAAATTGATCTTTTTATAAATAACAGTAATAAAAAAGAATTTGTGGGTAATACCACAGATATTACATTTATGGGTACTCCTCTTTTCATGAGGATCACGTGGACGATACGAGACTGAGATCTTACAAGAGTTTAAGATTTCCTCTCAAAACTTTGACAAAGCAGGAGAAATTGCAAATGTCAGAAGACAACGGCAACCTCCGCGATGAACTCGTTGATGACAAAGTTTCTGACGAGGGAATCGCGAATCTGGATGAGGCCAAGGCGGCCATGAGTGCCAAGGGTACGGACAACGTCGATAGTGCTATCGATGCCGCTCCCAAGGCTAAGCCGCTTCCGAAGACCAAGGCCGGTATGCTGAAGGCAGCATACGACAAGATGCATGAGATGAACAAGGACGATCTCAAGAAGACCGTCGAAAAGATGATGTACGACGAAATGTACGAGGCCAAGGACAACGGCGACGAAGAGGATATGGAGGACGGTGAGTCCGAGATGTCCAAGACCAGTGAGAAGTACAAAAAGAAGAACGAGAAGTACGCTAAGAAGGACTCCATGAAGGAGGACATCGAGGCTCTCGTTGATTCCGAAGCTACTCTCTCAGAAGGCTTTAAGGAAAAGGCCGAGGTCATCTTTGAGGCCGCACTGAACGCGAAGGTCGGTGAGCGAATCGAGGAGCTCGAGGAGAGCTACCAGCAGGAGCTTACAGAAGAGACCGATCGCATTCAGTCCGAGATGGTCGAGAAGGTCGACGGTTATCTCAACTACGTTGTTGAGAACTGGATGGAGGACAACAAGCTTGCGATTGAGAACGGTCTTCGCGCCGAGATCGCTGAGTCCTTCATGGGTGCACTCAAGGGTGTGTTCCAGGAGCACTACGTTGAGGTTCCTGAGTCCAAGGTCGACGTCGTGGATCAGCTCGCCGGTAAGGTGGATCGTCTCGAGGATGAGCTCAATGAGTCCGTCACTCGTGCGATGACACTGAAGGAGCGGGTCCAGGCTCTCACTCGCGAAAAGATCGTGAATGAGGCCGCCGAGGATCTTACCGTTTCTCAGGCCGAGAAGCTTCGTGGTCTGACCGAG